AGGAGCAGGTGCTCGCTGAAGCAAAAAGGTTCAACGTGCTCGAGTGCGGGCGCCGCTTCGGCAAGACCACGTTAGGCGTTGACCTCGCCATCGACAAAGCGCTGGACGGCAAGCCGGTCGGCTGGTTCGCCCCGTCGTACAAGATCCTGAGCGATGCCTGGCGCGAACTGGTGGAAGCCACGCACGACGTCGCCAAAGCGAACCAGCAGGAGCGACGCTTAGAGTTCCTGACGGGTGGCGTGATCGAGTGCTGGTCACTGGACCAGCCGGACGCCGGCCGCTCGCGCAAATACGCCCGCGTGATCGTGGACGAAGCGGGCATCGTTCGGGATCTCGAGCAGGCGTGGAACGGCGCTATCAGGCCGACGCTCGCGGACTACCAGGGCGATGCGTGGTTCTTCGGCACACCGCGCGGCCGCAATTTCTTCCACCAGCTATTCGCCAAGGGCCAGCAGGGCGACCACGACTGGCAGTCGTGGCGGTTCGGCACCGCAGCCAACCCGATCATCGCCGCCGCCGAAATCGCCGCAGCTAAGGCCGATATGCCGCCTGCGGCGTTCGAGCAGGAGTTCCTGGGCATCCCCGCCGAGGATGGCGGGAACCCGTTCGGCGTCGATGCCATCCGGCGCTGCGTGGCCCCGATGAGCACCGCCGCCGTCGCCGTGTGGGGCGTGGACCTCGCCAAGTCGCAGGACTGGACGTGGGCGATCGGCTTGGACAGCGAGGGCAACGTCTGCCGCAGCGAGCGCTGGCAGGGACCGTGGGACATGACGATCAGCCGCCTAACGGGGCTCCTGTCGGTAGGCCATCGCGTGCTGGTCGATTCCACGGGCGTCGGCGATCCCATCGTGGAGCAATTGCAGAAAGCCTGCGGCTCGCGCGTGGAAGGCTATCACTTCTCGGCCTCGACCAAGCAGCGGCTCATGGAGGGGCTGGCCGCCGCGATCCACCAGCAGACAGTCCACTACCCCGAGGGCCCGCTGGTGTCGGAGCTGGAGTCGTTCACCTACGAGTACACGGCCAGTGGCGTCCGGTACACCGCGCCCGATGGCCTGCACGATGATGGCGTGTGCGCGCTGGCGTTGGCGGTCCAGGCGCGCAGCGCGCCGATGCTCCGCGTGAGGTCGCTGTGAAAACGCAGTGCAAACACTGCCCACATCCGACCGGCACGAGTCGCAGCACACTCCTGTATGGCATCGGGAACAGCGGGGAAACACACGTTAGGTGCTGCCGCTGTGGCGACCACGGCGTTGAGAACTGGCACGAGGAGGCGCGGCAACTCAAGGGCCACGGTCCGCACTTCACCGAAACGGTGCAGGTCAGTGACGGCTATTCGTGGGTGGAGTTAACTGTAACGAGCACTCACCCGGATGGCGAGTTCATGTATGTGAGGTCGCTTTAGGTGCATCCGCTGCGGCAGTGGCTCGCCACCAAGTTGTTAGGCGGCCCGCCCCCGGAGTCGAAGGCGCTGGTTGTGTCCTATCCCGCCCAGTTGTTCTGGGGCATCGCCGACGCGCAGCAGCCCGACAACGCGCTGTCGAACATCACCGCGTTCAAGGCGTTTGCGCTCGCGTATGCCTGTATGCAGTTCCGCGCGACGAAGCTGGCCGAGGCCCCCATCTGGATCGCTGAGGAATCGGACGACGGCGAGGCGATGCTGGAGGGTGAGCACCCGCTGTCGGAGCTGCTGGAGCAGCCGAACCCCGACATGGAGATGTACGATCTGCTGGAGCAGATCAGCCTGTACCTCGACACGGGCGGGTCGTGCCTGCTGGTCAAGAACCGGGGCCGCGATGGCGTCACCCGCTCGCTCTATCCCTACGCCCAGCACGAGTTCAGCGTCGAGCCCGCGAACGGGCTGCTGTATGGGCTGTTCCGATTGCAGACGCTGACGGGCTGGAAATCGTTAGGCCCGGAGGACGTGCTCTACATCCGGCGCCCATCGCCGGAGCACTTGCTCAGCGTGATGGCCCCGATCGACGCGGCATTGAGCCATATCAACATCGGCCACGCGCTGCGGACGGCGGTCAAGGCGGCCATGCGTCACGCGGTCAGGCCGGGCGCGATGTTCATGGCCCCGAATGCGCTGGGTGAGGACCAGTTCGACCGGCTCAAGTCGGAGATTGGCGAGACGTATGCCGGCGTCTGGAACGCGGGCAAGTCGATGCTGCTCGAGGGCGGCGTCACGGCGGAAGTGCTCAAGGCCAACCTGGACGATCTGGCGTTAGGTGCCGTCAACGGGGACGTCGAGGTCGCGGTCTGCCAGGCGTTCCAGATGCACCCGGTGCTCGTCGGCTCACGCATGGGCATCGAGGGCTCGAGCGGCTTCGCCGATTCCATGGGGCCAGCGTTAGAGCTGTTCTACGACTTGGCCGTGTTCCCGCGTTGGGGGCGGATCGAGAAGGCGTTCACGCGCGGGCTGTTGCGCGAGGTGGACGACAACCCGCGCCGCTTTATCCGGTTCGACACGTCCAAGGTCCGCGCGTTGCAGGAGGACATGGGCGAGAAGATCACCCAAGCGGCGGCGGCCACGTTCTGGACCGAGGCCGAGCAGCGAGCGTGGACGGGCAAGGAGGGCGGGTCGGAGGAGTTGCCATCGGACAAGGCCGAGCGAGTGCAGGAGCAGATGGCAGAGGCGGGCGGCGGTGAGGACGAGGAAGCGCCTAACGGGCGGCCTGTGCTGGTCAAGTCGCGCATCGTGGACCTGTTGAAAACGGACTTTGGCTGGCGTGCGACAGTGAGCAACGGCAATGGCGACCACTGAGGCCGAGGCGATGGAAGCGGTCGGCCTCGCGTTGGCCGCGCTGGACGATTATGAAACGAAATACGACCCCAACCAACCGCGTGACCCCGCGGGCACGTCAACAGGTGGGCAGTGGACGGACATTATCGCGTCTGGTCCTACGGCAGGAGTTATCGCTACCTCACTTGAGAATGTGCCAACGCATCACCGTGACGGCCTAACGCAGATCGCGTTAGCTGATAGCGGCGCTTTCTTACGCCCCAACCAGAGCAAAGAGACGGGGTGGACGTCGGGGCAATATGATCCCGAAGCACGCGCCATCCTCTTGAGCCAGAATGTGGACAACATTCATGTGATCGGTGGGCGTGTTGCCGTGCATGAAGTAGGCCACCACGTTCATCTCCGCAAACTGACCGCGGACGCAGCCGCCGAATGGGATACGTATTCGCAGAAGGGGACTACTGCGCGGATCAGCGCCTATGCCCGCACTAATCAAGGCGAGCATTTCGCGGAAGCCTACAAGAATTATTTCGGCACACCTTCCATGCGGAAGCGACTACGGGCAACGGAGCCCGCCGCGTACTCGTTCATGCAAAGACTGAACAAACCCGGCAATAGGTGGATGCTGGCAGACGGCACGCAATGGAACGGCGCATGGCGGGACCGCTATGGCTCGATGCCATGACAAAGCTCGATGCCTTTCTCGCGAGTGTAGCCAATGGGACTCTCGTAGTGCCGATGCCTGGACCATCGACAGGTCAACTCAGTACGGTGATCCGTCCGTTGCGCGTGGACGAAATCGATGGCATCACAGCTGAAGCGTTCGCGGCCGGACTGGTGCGTGGGTCATTTGCCGCAGCTCGGGCGATCGTGGCCGATAAGCTACGGGAGGCGGCATTCAAGTCGCTCGCCTTAACGCCGTGGCAGCGGTTCGACGCCACCGCGCGCAAACATGAGCCCCGCTACCGCGCGGCTGCACTGGCTCTCTTTTTCCGCGAACGGGAGAGCGTGATCCAGCGCATCCTGGACGCACCGCCCAGCGTGAAGGCGCACGACCCGCACGACCCGCACCCGTCGATCGCTGACCCGTACATCGAGGCCGCGCTGCTCAAGATTGCCGCCGACTACGCGCCCGGGGGCAAGTACCACGAGGCATGGCTCGCCAGGTATCAGCGACTGATTGGGTCAACGATGCAGGTGGGGTCGAGGGCCGTTCCCGCCCGTACTGGCCTCAGTTTCAACCTGCGCAACCAGCGCGCCATCGACGCCGTGCAGCGGCGCGTCAACCGACTGACGGGCAATGTCACCCAGACGACCCTGGACCGAATCAAGGCCGTTATCGTCGACGCGCGCGAGCAGGGTCAGGGTGTGTCGGTCGTGGCCAAGCGCATCCGCGAGGAGGCCTTCGACGGCGAAGTATCCCGCCACCGTTCGCAGACCATCGCCCGCACCGAGACCGTTGGCGCGCTCAACGAAGGCGCCTGGGTCCAAGCGACCACGGACGGCGTGATGCAGTCCAAGCGCTGGCTGGACCAGCAGGACGGGCGCGTCAGGGACAGCCACGTCACCGCCGCTGGCGCTGGCTGGATCGCGTTAGGCGATGTGTTCCCCAATGGACTCCGCTACCCGCATGAAGCGGGCGCCCCTGCGGCCGAGGTCGTGAACTGCCGCTGCGCCCTTGCCTACTCCGATCTGCCGCCGAGGCCGACATGACCGACTTAAACGCGATGACCGCCATGAGCGCCCCCTTCGAGATCAAAGCGATTGACGAGGGGGCGCGGACGTTTAAGGGCCTGTCCGCCACCTGGGACGAGGACTTGGGCGGTGACATCATCTACCCGGGCGCATTCGCCCGCACGATCGACCACTTCAAGACGAGTGGCCGCGTCATCCCGCTCATGGACGGCCATCCCGAAGGCGAAGGGTTAGCGGGCCAGCGTGTGGGCCGTGTGCTCGGCAAGGTGTTGCAGGCGAATGAGACCAAGAGCGGCGTGGAAACGCTGTTCCAGATGGTCCCGGACGATGCAGCCGCCGACGCTGCCTTGCGCCGTGTGAAGGGTGGGTTCGTGACGGGCCTGTCGATCTGCTACAAGGCGGTGAACCCCACCCGCGAGAAGGGCAAGCGCCACATCCGCGAGCTGAAGTGGTTCTCAACGGGCATGGTGCTGACAGGCATGAACCCGAACTCGCAGGCGGACCCGATGAGCGTTAAAGCGCTCGTAGACGAATTGCGTGACGGTACGATCACCGAGGAAACCAAGGCACTGCTCATTGCGCTGCCTGACGAATTGAAGTCTGCACTTCGCGCACTCTTGGACGCGCCCGCCGACGAGTCGGCACCGCCCCCGGGACTCGCGCCTGAAGACCCGAAACGGTTGCAGCTCGAGAGCCTGTTCCGGGATCTCACCCTCCGCCGCCTCGCCACCGCCTAACGGCGCCCGGCACGCCAGGAGCCATCGCCCACTGATGACACCGAACCCTGAGCCCCGCGGAAGCGGGGAGGACTGACCATGCCGGTTGACAAGAAGAAACTGAGCACCCTGCTCACCGATCTGGAGAAGATCCAGAACGAGTACAAGGGCAAGAACATGCCGGAGGACGTCGGCACCCGATTCGACGCGCTGGCGCAGGAAGCGAAGGCGTTGCAGGACGAGGCCGACGCGGAACGCAAGACGGCCGACCGCGAGCAGCAGGTCAAGTCGCTCCAGCGGTTCGCCCGCGAAGTGCCGGAGCCGATGCTGCCCGACGCACCCGAAACGAAGGCCAACGGCAAGGTTGCCGGCTACGTCACGCCCGGCCAGTTGTTCGCCGTGTCGCCGATGCTCCAGGCGTTCGCCCGCGCCCGCTTCCCGCGGCAGTCGTCCGAGGCCGTGGAGGTCAAGAACCTGCTGCCGATCAAGGGCCTGCCGAACGGGCTGATTCCGATGACGGCTGCGGACATCGAGCAGTACAAGGCGGCGGTCGAGAAGTACGAGACCAAGGACGTGACCGACGTCATCCCGGTATTCGGCACCGACGTCATCTCACCGTCTCGCGTCGATCGCTTCGTGCAGGACACGCGGCCCGACATCCTGACGCTCCGCGACGTGCTGAACGTTTCCCCGACGTCCAGCCCCGTCATCGACTACATCGCCGAGGTGTCGTACAGCCGGAGCGCCGAGATCGTGTCGGAAGGGGCGACCAAGCCCCAGGCAGCGGCCGAGTACGAGAAGCGGCGCGCCAACGTGGTCACGATCGCGGTCTGGATTCCGGTCACGGAACAGCAGCTCGCCGACGCGCCCGCGCTCATCAACCGCATCAACTCGCGGCTGATCTGGGACGTCAAGCAGGCCGAGGAGCAGGAAATCGGCTACGGCGACGGCTCGGGCGAACACTTCACGGGCCTGTTCGACGCCGGCACCGCGATCAGCGCCATGCGCGACGAAGTGGGTGACTCGCTCATCGACATCGTGCGCCGCGGCATCACCGACGTGATGACCGATGGCTACAACCCGAACGCGCTCTGGATTCACCCGATCGACTGGGAAACGATCGAGCTGGCCAAGGGCTCGGACGGTCAGTACGTGTGGGCGATCATCCGCGACGTGTTAGGCCCGCGCATCTGGGGTCTCCGCGTCGTGCAGGGCACGGGCACGCGCATCGAAGGCGGCACCACGACGAACATGGCCGTGGGCGACTTCCAGGCCGGCGCCACGCTCTATGACCGGATGCAGGCGTCCATCTCGATCGGCTGGATCAATGAGCAGTTCATCGAGAACATGCGGACGATCCGCGCTGAGGAGCGGTGCGCGTTCGCACTGGAAGCTGCCAAGGCGTTCCGCATCTACGAGACGGCCGCGTAATGCCGCTCGCTCGCCGCTGTCCCACGGGGCCGTTCACCATGACGCCGCACCGTGGGACCGTGCGCGAACCCGTGCAGGCGACAGGCCCGCTGCACCTGAACGGGACGTTACGGTCGCCCATTGCCGTGATTGCGATTGCGGCCGCCAACGGGAAAGGAAACGAGGTCGTGAAGTATCGGGGCGTGGCCTATCTGCCGGGGCAGAAGTTCCACGTCGATCCATTCGACTTGCCGGAGCTGGTGAAGCAGCGGCAGGTGCAGGTGTTGGACGACTTACCCAAGCCGCACTGGTGGGACGCGCCCGGACGTGTTCTCCAGTGCGAGCCTGGTGAGGGTGTACCGTTCATCGAGCAAGCCACGCCCGGCGCGCTCAAGATTGTGCAGGGCACAGGCTACGATCCCGGGAACGCCGCCTATCGGTTCCATTCGGCGGTGAACGAGTACTCGCGGCACTGTTCCGCGTTCGTCCGCTGGATCACGACGAATAACAATCCATTCCACTGCCCCACGCAGTACGACGCGACGCGAGACCCGGCGATGGCGCGGGCGTTGGCGCTCGACGCCGACGTGCTGCATTGCCATGTCGATTGGATCCTGCCGCGCAACCTGGGGCTCGGGACCAAGCCGCGACCCGGCCAGTTGCTGATTCGCCATTACCACGGGACACAGTTCAACCCAGCCGGCAAGCAGATGCCGCACCACGAGCAGGTGCCGATTATGTTCGCGGAAGCGGACGACGTGATCGGGGCCACGCTGGTCGGCGCGCGGCTGACGCTCACGGCCTTACGGCCCGGTCGGATGCACTGGCTGCCGATCACGGTGCCAGTCGCGCGTTATGCGGCGATGGCTGCCTCGAGGGAGCCGTGGACGCCGGGCCGTCGTGCGTTCAAGATCGCGCACTCGCCAACGAAATCCTCGATCAAAGGCACGTCGGCGTTCCTGCAAGCCTGCAAGAAGCTGAAACAGCAGGGCCTGAACGTTGAGCCGGTGATGATCGAGCGGAAGCACCACGCGGCGGCATTGCTGCTGAAAGCCACCGCTGACGCCTGCTTC